AAATTCCATAATACCACACTCGCTTAAACATCCATCACAAACATAATACAAGCCATATTCATTAACAGAATGCATAGATACACTTTTTTTACAACATTTGCTTGCAATCATGATCAATTTTACCTAAAAAAATCCCCTCCCGACAGAAGGGGTAATAACTACAGACAAGGAGTGTAATTATGATTTAGGCGAGGATAATTTAAGTGAGATATCGTCTATTTTTTTATGCAAATCATTTAATTCTTTATTCGAATAATTCAGGCCTGGAAATGGACGTTTTTCTCTAAATATATAAACTGTTGCATGATAAGACAACAGAGAGCAAAAAGAAATTACGAAACCTAAGATAAAATTGATCATCCGTTGACCTCAAAGTCGATTATTGATGTAGTCCGTATAAATTTTTATGGCATCATCGCAGCCATAAGCATAGCTAGCATAATGCCCTTTTTTTAACAAACGTGCAATCCATGCCTCTTGTTCTGGCATCTTTTTTTCATTGCGTTGATCTTTGCGTTTAAACTCAAGCCATAAACCAATATATTTATTATTAGCACTAATATATTGATAATCAAGCAATCCTTTTCTAAATCCAATAGAAAATAATGCTCTAATAAACCATGGTGTATCCCCTATTCGTTCATTAGCATGTTTGATAAGATCATCATTAAACCCCATTAAGCACGCATATTGCCAGAACGCCTTGCACTCCTGATATTCGCTCGGAATAAAAGTTTGTGTCTTCAAGTTCAAAATAGGTCTTTTACTTCTACGTTTTGCAAAAGTCATTGATGCCTCATCCCTGAAACAATGTTCTACGTAGAACAATTATCTAACAAATCCAAAAAGCATACCAATGCTCGATCCAGATCACTTTTGTTATCCTTAATCACCTCGCAAGCGTAGCTTCTTAACCACTCCAAATCATCCCCACCATAATGATCTGATACTTTTTTGATCAACGAGCAGATATAATTCTTTTTGGCTACCCAAACCGCGTGTTCCATGCTCTCAATCCTTCCATTTTCCGTAAATCACATTTCCTACATTACAAGCCCGTGGCGTCACTTTAGCTTTTTGGTAACCCGTTTGTATGGGTACATTACCTTTAAGGCAGCCTTGAGCTTCTAATTCGCGCAGGAACCGTATCCTATCGTACCAGTCATCCCGTGAAAGTGTTCCAGCAAGATTTTCCTCTGTTCCTATCAAATAACTTCGGCGCTCCTGAAAGTGCTTTTCATCGAACTGTTTGCCACCCCGTATAATTTTAGCTTGATCCCATACTGGATGATCTTTAGCCTCAATCTTTAACTTTTCTGCGTTGGCAAGCGCTTTGTACTTTGCCAGACGTTCTCGCAAACCAATGATTTCCTCACTACTTGGGATCTTGGATGGCGGAGGCGGTAAGGCAATGCGCTCTTTGAATTTATCTAGTTTTTGCCAAGATTGTAGATAATCTTTTCTGAACTCGTTCAATGCCTCAATATAGGCAACCTGAAATTTGCCACCAAGGAGGCTCGCCTTATCATTTTTCATTGACCAGCTACCTACTTTGCTATAAGCCAAAAAAGTGACAGGGTGGTCAAATTTACCCCCAACAGAGGCCTCTAATGCTTGAGTATAGGATGGCACACCGTCTGCTTGTTCGCAAATACGACGAAATTCAGCAAGAGAAGGTGGCCATTCAAGGGTTAGTTTACAGGTTTCCAAGGCACCCTTAATCAAAGTCGGATTTATACCGGCAAGACCTGTAGACCATTCTGCAGCCCATAAGGATCTGAAGTCATCATCATGATAAGACTTAACAAATTTATCTCCATAAATCGTGCAAAATCGCAGATAGAGGGCTTTAGTATAAATCAATTTAAAATTTTCCATGAACCTTCCTTAGTTCAAAAAATGTTTAAATTCTTTAGATTGTGCATTTTCTTTCAATTCTCTGATAACTTTAGTTACCGAATGCTCCTTAGCCGATGATTCCTTGTTGAAATAGGGCGCTTTCCTAAGCCAATTATTAAATACAGAATTCCAATGGACCCTTTTCTCCCCATTCCCCTTGTAGTAATCAATAAACGAATCTTTCTCCCTATTTAAATCAAGATTAAGTTGAGTCGCTAACAATTCATGCCCCTCATTTGGATTGAAAGAAGAAGGAACATTTGTGGGGGAGGGAGAGCGCTTTCTCTCTCTCTCTTTGTTCTTATCTGGTTTTATATCTGGTTTTATATCTGGTATAGGTGTGCCACTTTGGTCAGTTTGATTTGCCGATTTAGCCATTTTGATTTGCCGCTTCGGGCAAATGGGAAGGCTAAGAATTTCATGTGCTTTATCGGTTAAAGCGTACCACTGAGTACGGTCATAATTGGTGGCATTGTAGTTACCGGACAATAATAATCCTTTCTCTTTGAGGTTCTTTAGAATTGTCCTCATTTGTTTAAAAGACCAATAAGGAAATAAAATGGTATAAGCTTCGATGGTGTTATAGGTCCAATATCTGCCATCATGAAAATGTTTATTGTTGGCTTGGTTTTTTTTTATCCAGAAATACATATTGTTTAAAAATATTGCAATGTTAACCCCATATGTTTCAGCAATGGAGATATCGAACGAATGATGCATAGCGTAATCCTTTTAATATTTAATGATTGACCTATCCTAGTCTTAGCTATAAAATATGATTCATAGCTGAGACTGAAGTATGAACTGAGACTGAAGTAGTTAGCTAAGTCTGTTAAGTTAAGTAGTTGCTTAATAAACGACCTCGGATGGGTCAAAATTTGTTGATTGTCACTAAGAGCGTTGTTGAAAGCGGCGCTCTTAGACCTAAAACCCAATCTTACCTCTAAATCAAATCATTTGTCTTTAATAATTATCTAATTATCCTTGAATTAAAAAAATTACTCTTATATCTTCATCCTATTAATGCAATAATACCATTATATCAATGTATAAATAGGAACGAATAAAATGGCTCCCATGAAGGTTTTTAATGTAAGACTTCCCCGCGAATTATGGATCTTTCTTAAGAGTAAAGCTGCCCATGAGGAAAGATCCATGGCAAATATTGTTTTAGAATGTTTGCATAAAATAAAACCTAAAAAAGTAAAAAAGAAAAAGTAGATACATATACATATGAATAATGCATATGTATTTTAATAAGCTGGATAAGTTTTATAAGTTTTATAAGTTTAGTAGTAGTAGTACATAGGAGTACATAATAGTGCAAGATACTAAGAACATAAATATAGAAATAAGTTTTGAGTGTTGGAAGAAACTAAAAATGTTGTCTATATATAAAGAAATAACTTTACAAAATATAGTTAGAGAAATACTAGAAAAGTATATTACTACTAATAAAGTTCTAATAAATGGAGCAGATTATACCTAAAAGACACTATTTGCCTATCAAAACACTATAATATGTAGGAGTGGTGAATATAGAAGTTGCGGCTATGTTAATGGAAAAAACATAGCTGTGATATTTTTGTACAACTATAAAGTATTAGATAGAAATCTTCTTAATCTAAATCAAAGCATCATTAAAAGCTCCGGCTTTCATTAGTTCGATATAGATACATATTTCTACACGTTGTTGTGCAGTACTACCTTCGTCTAGTTCCTTTCTACAAGGATAACCAAGCGAATCGAAATTCTTTTTTGTGAGGCTAGGAAAATGTTTCTCTAACTCCTCAAGTAATACTTTAGCTATTTTCTGTACGGGTTCAGGATATGGATTAGGCATTTTATTCTCTTATTTATTATTTAGGTTTTCCAATGAGTCACCCATTTTGTTATATTTTCTTCTTTTACAATAAAATACTTATCAATATATAAACCATCTATCTTAGTAGGCCATAATATTAAAACCTTAACTTGTACCTCAGTATCATTAGGAGGTAATTTATCTTTAACATTCATCCATTTCATATTCTAATAATGTCCTTTATCCCCAATTATATTTTCAATTTGCAATAATTCCTGTTGAATTCTGTCATACATAGCATGATTTTCTGGTCTAACTTTGTCATAATCATAAATTAATTTTCTTCTTTGTTCGTGAAGAACTTTTCTTCTTATTATTAATTGTTTGTCTTTTTCTGTTTTAATAGCATTAACATCAATAAACCCTCGTAAATCATCACTTCTCAAAGGATGTCTAAGCTTTCTTAATGCTTTTGCTTCAATTTGTCTTACTCTTTCTCTACTAGTTGTTCCATTTCCATAATAATTTTCTAGAGCTTCTCCAACTTGATCTAGAGTATACTCTTTTTCATATTCTCCTAGACCAAATCTCATTTGAATAACTTTTTTTTCTTTTGGAGTTAAAGTATCTAAAGCTTTTTCAGTAAAAACTTTCAATTCATCTTCTTCTATAAGTTCCTCTAATAACTTTTGATTATCGTTTTGTTTCATTAAGAATTTCATTTCTGCTTCTTGTATTTGGAAAGTTCTTTTGTTTGTTTTAAGAGAGATTTCCATTTGTGCAGCAGAAAATATTTCTTCCGGAATACATTTTAACTTATCACATAATTTTTCAATAAAAGGTTTCAACTTTCCTCTGGTATCGAAAATTGATTCTTGCATATTAGTAAAACTTAAAAGTCTAGTATAACTTAAACCTATATCTTTACAAAAATGATGAGGGCTATTGTATCCCATTGATTCAATCTTACTTAAAATAAGATTATTTCTAACTTTAAGATCAACTCGATATTCTTCCATAATTATCTATCAAATCCTTTTATATATTTAATTGGAAATTTCTCTATAGGTTGCCATGCCTTAACATTTTCTTTTGGACATTGCACGAAATCTGCATTCTTAGGATCATTTGCTAACCATCTCCAATCATCATCTAGAATATTTACTCTTGCCAATACCGCAGGAATATAATGTTCACATCCACAATTTGCTTTTATAATACATAAAACAGGTTCTCTTAATTTAGGTAGTTTAGTATTAACAGAAATCCAATTTTTCACAATAATTTTTCCTAATGATTTATAAGATTCATAAATATATATATGACATATATAATTAAGCAGACCATTTTCCTTCAAATATAGATCTATAAGGTCTTCGTGGTAAAAGAGTCCGTGCAATAACTTTCAATAAAGAATTCTCCTCAAAAAAAGTATGCTCTTTAACTCTATCAGAATTTATTGTTTCCAAATAAAAACCTTTTTTATCGTAGTCATCATCTCCATAGAATCCAACATATATATCTTCATCCCATATATTTTTTCCATCTTGATGAAAGCAAACTATATATAAAAGAACAGAATGAGAGACAGGAGGTTTTGAAGTATTACAATTTATCCATTCACTCATAAATATTCCTTATTTTTTATGCGAGTTTCTTTCATTTCTTATCCTTAAGTTCACCTGTTTCTTTGTCATGATCAATTTTCTTGGTTTCCCCGGCTCCATTTAAAAAAGGCATGTTAGGCATAAGTTCGCGCATTTGATGATATTTCATATCAAGTTGGACTGTTTGCATAAACTTACCAACTAGATTTGATACAGCATTTGCTTGATTAGGCGCCACACTTCCTTCTATCACTTTCTCTAAAACTCCACTTAATAAATCTCTAAGTTGATCAGTGTTTTTAATTGCCATTTTTATTTTCCTTTATTGTTCTCTTTAATTTAAGATGCATTCTTTTTATATCTACTAACTCTTGCGGTATAGATTCAATTGGTATTTTTATGCCATCTTTTCTAAATATTCGTTGATTTTTAATTTGTTGTTTAATATATCCATCAGGAAAAGTTTCACGATATCTTTTAGCTTTTTCAGCAAGTAACTTACGATAACCAGTTGGATCTGCTTCAAGTCTTTTTCTTATTCTAGCCCTTCTTTTTTCTATACTTTCTGGTCTACTTCTTTTTGCTCTAATTTTAACAAGCATTAATTTTGCTTTTTCAGGATTTCTTTCTCTCCATCTTTTTGATGATTCTTGCCTACAAATTTTACAAGGATTTTTCCCTGATGAACTTCGAGTATTATTTCCATGCTTAACACAATGTCCTTCTGATTTTATATTTTTTAGCATTTGATATTCAGAAACTGGTTCTAATTTTTTATCATCGTAATATCTTCTTAGCTGTTTTTCTCTTGCACATATTCCACAAAATTTAGAGCATCTTATATTTATTCTTATATCGTTTCCTGTAACTGTTCCATGAAATTGACAATCGATAGTTAATTTTCCTTCTTTTGCAAGGCGTCTTAACTTTATGCTTTTATTTTTAGTTTTTTCTTTATTCTGTTTTCGCCAGTTTTCTGAATATTCATTACGACATTTTTTGCAAATGATAACACCTTTAAGATTTTTTACGATCTCATCTTGAGTTAATTCACCGTGTTTTTTACAAATTTTAATTGTCATAATTGATGTTCAGTTATTTTATTCTTCGCTTGAACATTCAATAATTTCAGGAACTATAGGCATGATAAATTTTTCATCTCCTAGCCCATATGGTTGCGTTTCATGGATATATTTTTCATCATATTCACCTTGTTGTGGAACAACAAAACTTAATTGAGCATTCATCCAATCAGCAATAATGCGAGCCTCAGCTTCTGCAATGTTAAGTTTTTCTGCCACATAACCATGATAAACTTTTATCCTTAATGAAAAAAGAAAACATCCACATCTTTCTATTCCAATAAAAAGACCAGTACGAGGATAATTTCCTCCATTACGAGTGAAAAATGCACTGAGACGAAATAAAGTCCCATTACCTAGATTAATCCAATTTAATAAAGGTTTATCATCAATAGCATTGAAATTCATTATTTTAGGCCACTTTACTTTAATCAAGGCTAATTACCTCTTTTTCATCTTTGGTGATGACTTCTTTTATTACGAATTTAAGTTGATGAATAGCTTTATTAATTAATGCAGTTGAGGGTGCATTAAGATAATTAGCGAAATTAGCTTCTTGCCATTTTTCTATTATTCTTAATAAATATTGAGCTTGTTCATTAGTGAATTTCATTTATTTTCTAATTCCGGTAAAAATGTTTTAAGGACCCATTCACGATCATGAGCTTTTTCTTTGCATCCTGGCATATCAACGCAATATTTTACATTAATAAACATGACACCTGTTTCAAGATCATAAAGACCTCCAATATCATGGGTCATTACTTTAATGTATTTATCAGTTCGTTGTTGATCACAACATGGGCATTTCCACACTAACTTATCAAAATCAGGTATTGGCATTGCCGGATTATTCTGACCGTTCATTTTTAACCTCCTTGATTGCAGATTCAATTTTCTTTAACAACAAATCCCAATTACCGTTTTGATGGTAATCTTTAGGTTTAATTCCATTCAAAATAGGGTTATCAATTTCAAACCATAGTTTTGCTTTCACCTTATTACCTTGAAACCGCTCTGTTAGTAGGGATAATAATTTTCGGGGTATGGGGTGCGTCTTTGGTTTCTTGTAAGATTTTTTCGGCATCTTCTTTTTTAACGAGGATTTCATCTTTAGTCACCGTCCTTTGAGAACCGTCTGCCATTGTAATAATGGCCTCTCCTTTCTCATGTATTTCTTTAAGTTGTTCGACAGTTAACGGCATGACACTTTCTTTCGGGTTGTATTGTTTAATTTTCTCAAACGAATCGACTAAAGAGTTGGAAAGTTTGGCACGCATAAAATCAAAATCCATCGGAGTGCTTGGTAGAATTTGCTTTAAGCTGTAATAAATATTCGTGCTTATTCCCATCGTTAAATTCATTATCATAACGATAACATCAGCATCAGTTAAGCTTCCGGCAGCCTTAGAATTAAGATATTTGTGCATTTCATCATGATAGGTTTGCATAATTGCGTGTGATATTGCCTTGAAATCCTTTTCTTGATTAGACATCTTTCTTCTCCAATTGTTTAGAATAAAAATATTTATCTAATGAGTTTTTAAGAGTTTGATATTCATCTTCAATTAGCTCTATTGCTTCAGAATCTTTCTTAACGACAAGATGCGTGCGTAACACGGTTAACAATCCAAATGACAACCCTAATAAAAACTCTGATTCCCTTCTCATGCGGCTTCCTTTTCGACTAATTGATCAATTAAGTATTTGCATTGTTCTTCCATGTAATCAAAGGTTCTAATGGCAGCATCATCTCCATGCCTTTCAAACAAATGTGCCATTGAAATCACATGATCTAATCTTGCCTCTCTTAGGTCAGGAAAATATTTTTTAACACATTGTAAATCGACAATATCAAAGCCGTGACCAGCATCGAAGCCTATCCACTTGTCAGTACATTGTTTTCCTAGAACGTCTTCAACTAAGTGGTGCTGTTCATGAAAAGTAATACCTCCATGAACATGAAGCTCTTCATCGTCATCCATAAAATTATTGTCATAGAATTTATGGTCTACAGGCAAAACTACATATCCACAACGAAATCCCATATCATTAAAGGTAATAAGGTACTCATACCCTTTATGATGACCACCACCCTCAACGCCAAGCATCATGGCTTTCCCATTACGCTCAATAGGTAAAAAATCCTTATCGGCCTTGACCTTCAATATTTCCGTTATACAACTCATTCTTATCCCCCAATATTTTGTTTATCCATCCAACGTTGAAACTTCTCCAGATCAAAGAACAATCGGCGTCCAACCCTAACAATGCACTCTTTAACTCCATTCCTATTCTCATGAATAATGTGTCTTAGCGAACCCTCGCTAAAGAAGGGGTAATACTTAGGCATATCTTTTACGGTACAATATTTTTTTATTACCATGTTATCCTTTGTTTTAACCATATCCTTTATAATGTTTATTCTTTCATCTTGATTAAATTTAATTGTATGCGATCTTTTTCGACCTTTTTCATTAGCATCATATTTTGCATGGCATTTATGACAAAGCATTAAATAGTTATTTCTATCATAATCATGATGACATTCTATTTTTTTTGCCCAATGAAAATCCTTAGATTTTTTATCACATTCTATTGATTGATATAAATTAGCTTTAAGCCATTTATGTATTTTGGCGTATTCTTTAGGATGAGTTTTTAGTTCAATCATTAATCATCTCTTAAATCTGAATAGCTTACTTGAATACCATTTTTATTGGCTAAATCAACAATTTTTCGGAGAGTAGGAAAACCTGGCTTTCTTTTGCCCGATTCATATAGGGAAACCGATGTTTTGTCCTTTTCTATTAATTCAGCAAACTCAGTTTGGTTAAAACCTAACCTAATTCGTATACTTTTTATACAATTATTACTCAACACGACATCCTCCTTTTTTGTTTGAACGTTATATCGCTAGATTTAAGCTCCGTCAACAAATGTAAATATATTATAAGTTAATATTACAATAGTTGACAATTAATTGCAAGACGAGTATTATTGTCAACGTAAAGACAATTAAACACAAACTTATTAACCTGCTACGGAGAAATATTATGAGTAACCAAGATTTCGATTTTTGCCCTGAAGGAGAAGCCGCTTACGCAATATGGAGCGACCGATCTGTTATAGCCGACTGTTTGCATGATTTGGGAATGAAGGAATTAGCACCACAAGCGGTGAAAGGCAGCACAAGTCCAGAGCTAATTAGTAAGTTTTTGAATATAATCAAGAGTACGGCTAAGAAGCTTCAAAGATATGATGTTTTAGAGCGTCTTTATTTCGCCGGTCTTATTTACGGTTAACAAGGAGGTTACCATGATAAGAATTAACGTTCCGCGTGAGCTATATAATAAAGCAATACTTTCACATATTGATTACTTGGTCGATGATCACAACGCTAAGTATTTCGATGATCTTGATGACATTCATAAAGACAAACTTGTTGTTTTGGGAATTAAAGCGCTCGGCTGCGATATTGAAATTATTATCGGATCTGAGGCCAACAAACATCTAGCAAACTGCCTTCTTAATTATGATATAGACGATCAAATTGAATTGATGAGATCGATTCGAGAGGCTTCTTACGAGCATTTTTCCCGTTATTTTGACCAAATTATTGATGAACAACGAAACGAAGTTAGCGTAAGCAAAATGCTAGATGCAGGGTTTCGTTCTTACCCTGATCCACAAACCGGAGAGACTGTTTGGAGTAAGTCAGCATGAAAGATTATATAACCCCACAGGAAAGGAAAGCTAACTTTAATTTTTCAAAACCTAACGTAT